GCCGCCGTCCGGGTCGATCATGGCGAAGGCGTCCTTGCCCATGATGATCGTCGCATACACGCTGTAATAGACCGCCGGGTTGCCGCTCGCAGCAGCCGTCTTGACCGGGCAGGTGCTGTCGTTCCAGATCTTCTGGTTCGTCGATTCGATAAAGCGCACGCCGTGCAGCTCGCCGATCTCGCCGTTGAACAGCTCCGTGACCGCCGCATACTTGTGCGCCTCGATCCATTCCTTGCTCTGCCGCAGATCGAACGCGACAGACGGATGGATGATACCGACGTACTTGCCGTTGATCGTCGGCGCGTGCGCCTTTTTCAGCGTGGTCACGGCCTTGTTGACCTCGGTCGGCGTCAGCACGCAAGTGGTGTCCATGCCGCTTCTTTCTGTCACCTCGGTATGTTCTCCGGTCGTGGCGTTCACCTTGTCGCAGAGCTGCTTCACCGTGCCGCCCACAACCTCGTTTCGCACCATCTTGTCAATGCTCATGCCGCCGGACGCGCCGAGTTCTTCGGTCGCGCCGAGAATCGCGTTGTCAATCGCGTGCAGTTCCAGCAGATCGGAGATCGTGACGTACAAACCCTTCTGCACAAGATCCTGCGTCATGCTCGACATGCCGAGCTTCTGGCCGGTCGGGATGACGCCCTCGGTCAGCGTCTCCGCCTCCGGCAGCGTGTTCCACTTGCGCCATTCCACGCTCTTGCCGTGGTTGCGCGGAAGCGCCTGTTTCTTCGCCAGCTGCGCGAAAATGAGTTCCGGACGCGCATTCTCCAAGAGCTGCGTGTCATAAAACGTTTTCATTGTCGGCGTCAGTTTGTTGGTCGTGTCAAACGCCGTAGTCGTGCCGGTGTATGCGTTCACGTAGTTGCCGGTCGCGTTGACCAGCGTACCCGCATCCGCGAAAAACTGGAATCCAATGTTGCTGTTACCCATGATTTTTTCCTCCTTCTGCTCAGAGGACGATCTTTTCCCCCCTCTGAACTCTTCTGATGATCTCCGCACGCTGTTCCTTCGTCCAGCTGCGCGGGTCGTTGTTTGTGAATTGCCCGCCGTTGGCGTTCCCGCCGATCTCGGCAGGCCGTGCGCCCTGCGCCTGGATGGTCTGCATGACGTTGTTTCTCGCCTGTGCTGCCACCACCTGCGCCTGCGCTGCCTGGATCTCTGCCATGTGTACCACTTCGTAGGCTGTCTTCGGCGGGACGTTCGCCGCAATCAGCCGGGCAAAATCCTCGTTTGCCATCTCAGCCTCAAAGCTCGTCCCGTACTGCCCGGCAACATCCCGGTCAAATGCCGACCGGATGCCGTTGAACTGCTCCTGAAGCTGGTACTCCTGCAGCTGGCGGCGCATCCCTGCGGTTTCCGCGCGAGAAGCATACTCGCTGCGTACCGCGTCGGCCGTCGAGCCGCGTTCCATCGCTTCTGCTTCGTAGAGACGGTTGTCTGCGCCAAACTTCTGCGCCAGCGCCGCGTAGTCGATCTTTCTCGGGTCAGACGTGTCAATTCCATAGAGCACGCCCAGCCGGTCGACCACCGGAGCCATCGCTTCGATCTGCGCCTTCATCGCCCCTTGCCCTTTGAGTCGCTGCTTCACGGCCTTCTGCACCGCCGCACCGACTGCGCTGTCGTACTGCTGCTTGTACTTTCCCGCGATCAAGCTCTCAAAGGTCTCCTCCTGCTGTCCCTGAGCGTCCGGGACGTTTGCCTGCTGCTGCGGCGCTTGCGCCTGCGCCGGAGCTGCCTGCCCGCTCATCTGCTGACCGGCGACGTCAGCCGCGCCCACCTGTGGCGCTCCTGCCATAAGTTCATCCATAAAGCAAGTCCTTTCTGACTTTCTAATTTCAGTCTACCATGCGTTTTTTGTGATTTCACCCCACGCTGAAAGAAACGATCTGCAAACCATTGAAGTGCTTGCAGATCGGTTTTTTATTCCGGCTGCGTGGCCTTCTGCGCCTGCTCCCGCGCGTTCTGTACCTTTGTCGGCTCCTGCTGCTCGCCGGTGTTGATCTCTGCCAGCTTTTCATTCTGCGGAGCCTGCACGGCCTGTCCGCCCTCCATCAATACCTGTTCGGCCAGCGCCTGCCCGAGCGAAGGATCATATCGATCTGCCACAGCAAGCGCCATCTGCTGCCACTGCGCCAGGCGCTCCGCAAGGTCGGCGTTCTCCTGAATCTTCTGCACGATGCTGTCCTTCCCGTCGAAATCCATCATGTCCAGCGTCGCGAGCGCCTGATCCACCATTTGCGGTTGGAAGAAGCCCAGCTGGAAGAATTGCAGCGCCAGCTCGTTCTGCGCCATCGCCGTATATTCGCTCGCCTTCTGTGCCGAAACCTCAATATCAAATACCGGCTTCCGCATCCCGTCCGGCTGCCCGTCCTTGCCATAGAGCGGCTGCATCTGCAACCCTTGGTTGGAATACTGCACGAATTCTTCCGCGCCGCGCTGCCCCACAATGCGAAACTGCCGCGGCAGATCGTAGAATTGCCGAATGCGCTCAATCACCATGCGGACGAGCCGCGCATAAGCCCGGTATGCCGACTTCGTGCTGTCCTTACTTGACCGGCCCGATGCTTCCTGCAGCGCCGCAATCGCGGAGGCCGCCGTCACACCGGAGCTTGTCGCGCCGTTGTTGACGTCCGTGTTGCCGGTCGTCCACTTCAGTTCTTCGATCTTGTTCTGCAAGATCGTGATGTAATTCCCGCTCAGTGGATTCACTTGGATCTGCATCAGCGAATCCTGACTGAGATTGCCGTCCACGTGCACAAAAGGCTTCGTCCAGTCCGCAAATTCTTCCTCGTTTACCGCGCCGTCGCTGCGCCGAAACCACCGGGGCGACGCCGCCATAATTGCGTTTTTGATGATCGCCTGATTCATCCGGTCGATCTGCTCCTGCGCGCTCTTGCCGATGTCGATGTATCCGTAGCCTGCAATGCTGCCCTCCACCGGGAACAGCGCATCCACCACAAACGGATAATCCCCGTCGTCGTAAAGGCCCGTCTCCGCCATGGGGCTTCCGACCGGCGTCTGCACCATGGAGCCGTCCGGCATCTGCTGCGTGCTATATTTCTGCTCGCCGTCGTTCTCGGTCGCCAGCAGTACGTTGTCTCCGACGAATTTGCAGAAATGCAGCACACTCTTGCCGCCCCGCCACTTCTTGTAGTACCAGTCCACCACCATGCTTTTGTTGTCCGTCGGCACGGTGTCATCTGTGTTGTACTGCTGCATGATGTTGCCGGTCGATTTCAGCTTTCCTTCCAGCTCCGGATACTTGGCCGTCAGGATGTCGTTGTCGACCAGCTCCGTCACAAAGACGTTTTTCGATTTCTGAATGTCCGTAATCCCCGGCTCCCAGAAAAAGCTCAGAATGTCTACCGCGTTCACGGCGATGTCGCCGATTCCGTTCAGCTTGGAGCTGTCCCAGCTCACGTGCCAAACGAGCGTCCCCTGTTTCAGCTTCGTCCACTGGCTGTCCGAGTAGACTTCCTCGAAATCGTTCTGTTCTAGGATCACCGGCAGGATGGACGAGAGCCGCTTTGCTTCTCCCCTGTCGTCCGGTTCCCTTGGCCGGACGGCGGGCGCGGGGTATGCCGCAATCGCGTCCGCGTGCTTTCCCATGATGACGTTAAAGAGCCATGCGCTCGCCCACTTATCGTCCATCGGGTTCCCTTTTTGAATCTGCCGCCAGCTCTTGAGCCGCCACCAGTTTTCGCTCGCCGTCACGCGCGCTTCGAGGTTTGCCTTGCCCGCCTTGTATTTTTGCAGCGTGGCAAACGCCTGCCGCACCTGCGCTTCGCCGATCGGCTGCGTCAGCACCGGAGCGCTTTGTTCCATCGTCTTATTTTCCATCTGTTGCTTCCTCCGTCTCCTGCGCGGCTTCCGCTTTGATCTGCATCTCCGCCAGCGCGTGTGCCTCGGCCAATAGATTTTGCAGTATCAGCTCCACGACCACCGGCGGCAGCTTTGCCGCGTTGATCTCCGCAATCAGCTTCTCCCGGAGCATCCGGACTTCCGTGCCAAATTTCATCCCGCCTCGCCTCCTGTCAGCACAATGTTCACCGTGTAGATTTTCGACCTTGCATCGTATGAGGCGTTTACAGCCTCGGCCTTGTGGTACGTCCCGATCAGCGGGATCTCCTGCTGTCCGTCAATCACTTTGCAGCTTGCAAAGCTCATGCCCTCCACGCCCGTCAGATCTGGGAACTGCGCCCCATCTCCGACCTCGAAGCTGTTTGTCGCGGTCATCTGTGCCCGCTCGACCAGTGTTTCGTAAAAATTCGTGATCGGGATCTGCTTTTCATCAAGTTTCAAAATCATTGTCATTTCCTCCCTATGACGCATTTTGGGCCGTAATAGCTCTGTTGATAGCTTCCTTCAGCGCAGCATTGTCGTTGGCAAACTGCGCCGCGCGATATGCCGGTAGTTCGCTCACCACGACTGCCGGTGTCACGGTTCCCGCGCCGCTCAGCGCCGCAATCGCCGCCCGCATCTGATTGAAGTGGTTCGTACTCAATGCCGCGCCCGCCGTAGCCGTCGGCACCGACGCCGCCGTGCCGCCGCATTCGGCCACCCGCTGCCGCAGCGTGTTCCATCCGCTCGCCGTGATGTATGAGATCGGCTGCCCTGCAGCGATGTAATAGCCGTCGTTGCTGGTCCAGGCAAAGCTTGCGATCAGCGCCTGCGTCGTGGCCGAAGCGTCCGCGCTGTCCAGATACGAGCCGTTTACCGTGTGCCGGACCTTGAAGTAATACGTCGTCCCCGGCGACAGGCCCGGGATCGTCACCGGCGAGCTTCCGATGTTTCCGTAGGACACATAGGCTCCCGTCGCCGTCCGGTAAAACAGCGTCCAATACCCTGTGCTCCCGTCGCCTCCATTCGAGGCCCAGTAGACCGTCGCGCTGTTCTTTGTCGTGGCAACGTTCGTGATCGTCGGCGCAACCGGCGTGATCCGGCTCTTGTAGTAGGCATGTACTTCCAAGCCTTCCGAGATCGTGATCCCGGTCCCTGCCGAGTATGTGTACTGGTAGTTGTCCGAGGACAGCCGGAAATACTGAAAATCATAGATTTCCGAGTATGTCTGGTACTGCGTATTGGCGTACGTGATGTAAAAGATTCCGCCCGGATATCCCGTGTAGGAGCCGCTTGTCAGCGCCGTGCTCCCGTCCAGGTAGTTCCGGATCAGCACCTTCACGGTCTGCGCCTGCGTCGTGTAGGACACCACGTTCGTGTTGCTGTTCTGCGGCGTCTGCCCCGGTGCGTAGATGTGGACGTAAAATTGATACGTGCCCGCGTTCCCCACGTAGCTGCTGATGTTGAACGACCACGTCGTCGTCGCGGCCTCGCGCGTCCCGCTCTCCGGCTGGCGCACGAGCGCGGTGTAGCTCGTGTTCCCCGGATAGAGGCAGTAGAGCATCATCGCGTACTGCTGCCCGACGGTCAGCCCCGTCACGTTTAATACGGTTCCCGAAATCGATGCAGTCGGCATAGGCGATCACCCGAATACCGGCACCACGCCGACCACGCCGGTTGACACGAATTTAATTGTCCCATCCGCGCGGAGCTGGATGCTCGCCGTCTTTCCTGCATTCTGGATGAAGATGTCGCCGCTCGTCGAGCGAATGCGCACCGCCGCGCCGCTCAGCTCCGTTGCATATCCCTCCGGTGCCGAGCTGGACGGTGTAAACTGCAGTCCGCCCGCTCCGTCGACATACATCTCGCCGCCGCGCATACTCGTACCGCCAACCGTCAGCCCGGTAACATTGCCAACGCTGTCTGTAATCGCGTCGATCTGCGCCATGATTGCTTGCAGCTTTTTCTGAACGCTCACGCCGCCGAGCTGCAAGTCCGTCGCGTTGATCGTGCCGGAGATCGTCGCGCCCTTCGCTGTCATCGCGCCGCTCGCGTCCACCTTGAAGCCGCTTCCAAGGCTCAGTCCGCTGGTACCGAAATACAATCCGTCCGACGCGCCCCACTTCTTGTTCGTCCGGTAGATGCTGTCCTCTGCCACCGTCCACGGGCCAATCACCGACCCGCTCGCCGCTGTCAGCGTGCCGGAGAGCTTCGCGTCCGTCGCTTCCAGCGTCCCGGACGGAAAGTGCAGCTTCTTGGCCGACAGATATGCGATCTCGTCGCCGCCCTGCCAGAATGTCACCTTTCCCGGCGTCACGGTCACCAGCTCATTTTTTGTCTGGTCTACCACGGTCTCGCCGTCTTTTGTCACCGTGGTCTCGATGTTGCCGACGCCCACGCCGTAGACCGGCACCGCGCCGTTGTAGTAGAGCAGTCCGGTTTTCACGTACTGCTGCGAGTTTACCGCGAAGTCGTTGTTGATACCCGCCGCGTAGTCGTAAAGCTGCCGGATGCCGAATTCGTTTCCGTCCACGGTCATCGTAGCCTTCTGCCAATACTTCCCGAAGTCCGACACCGCTACATAATTGCCCGAGAGCTGTGTCTTGAAGCTCTCGCTGTTCGCGGCGGCGTAGTCCGCCGTCTTGATGATCAGCGCCTTGAGCTGCCCAAAATTCCCGAGCTGCGTCTTCCGCTCTGCGTCCGGCAGGCTGTCCGCATCAATGGCTCGTGACACTTCCTGCAGCACCGCGCCCGCCGACCAGTCCGCGAGGTTGAGCTGATCCGTCAGCGTGCGGAGGTAGCGCCGCATGGATTCCAGCTGCTCCCCGCTCGTCTTTCCGGCAATGGATGGGTACGCCAATTTCATGCTGCCCATCGTCGCACCTCCTTTCTCATGCGTCGCTCCCCGCTTCCAGCACGCGCGTCAGGCCGTATAGCTTGATCTCGCCCTTGCCCGTCATGCGGAATTGCAGATGGTCGCACCGGCAAGGTCGAATCGGCAGCAGGAACGTCCGCAGTCCTTTCCCGTCCAGATGTCCGCTGTGCCGCCACTGTCCGTCCGAATCGTACTGAATCCAGAAGTCCATGCTCGATCCCTTCGGAAGCTGCATCCGCAGATCCAGCCGCGTGATGTACTTCTTCCCGGCAAGTCCATAGATCATCGTTCCGGTTTCCGCCATCCACTCGACGGCCCCTTCCGGCTGTCCTGCCGACCCATACAAACAGTCTACGTGCTTGTCGCTGTCCAGGCAGTAAAGCTCATCGTCCACGCGGGCAAACTCTGCCGCGTGCAGGCTGTCCTCCTTGTGCCAGATCCCGCGCCGCGTGTCGTAGCAGAAGAGCGCCCAGACGTTTTCTCCATCCCGCATCGAGATATAATACTTCCCGCGCACCCCTCCGGCCACGGCCTCATAGTAGAGCGTGTTTCCGAACGCGCTGCCGATGTTCTCCGGCATCCCGCCCGTGTAGACGCAGACGCCCATGCGCGACTTGTAATAGAGCCGGTCATCTACCACAACGAGGCTCTTTTCCGATCCGCGCTGCACGCCCTCACATTTCTGCACGACGACCTGATGCGCGCCCTGTGCAGATGGGTATACTCGGTGGAAGCAGTCCTCCTTGAAGAAGATCGGGCTGTCGGCCAGCGTCGCCGCGCCCGTCCATCTCCCATCCGTGCCGCAGCTCGCGCGCCAGCTGTCCGTTGCCACGCCCTCGTAGCACTCCCAGTTCTTGAAGTCCCCGAGCTTGCAGCAATAAAGCTCGTTCACGGTCTCGCCGTCCACCACGCCATACTTGCAGCCCCAGAGCCGGTTTCCACTCTCTGTCACATAGTCCATCTCCGGCACCTTCCGCTCGGTCTTTACCGTCCCGCTCGTCAGCTCCGTCGTCTGGTCGACAAGGCCCACGATCACGATGTAGCTCTCCGCCACGTCGTAGAGAATGTGCGAGCCGTTGAGCGCTTTCACCTGCTCACTTCCGGTCAGCCCGCTCAGCTGGATTCCATCGTACTTGGAAAATCCCTGTCCGATGCCGTCCGCCGCGAGCTTGAGATAGACCGTCGGCACCGACACCCATTGCGAGGTTGTCGCCGCATACTGCTTCAGCGTGTGCACGCTTCCGCTTGTGTCGATCCAGTATTGGCCGTTTGTCGCGTTCTCCGGCTGGTCGCTCTGCGTATAGCTCACCGTGATTGCCGTTCCGTCCACCGTGCAGAGCGAAATGCCGAGCTTCCGGCTCGCGCCAAGCGCCACGCTGTTTGCGTGCCCCATGTAGCCGTTGTCCGAATACTTTTCCGTGTTGAAGTAAATGCCGTCCGGGAAGATGCAGAGATACGCGCCCATCGACACGATCTGCTTCTTCCCGCTCGTGATCTGCACCGCCGTCATGTACTCGGCCATCGAATAGCCGGAGATGTAGAGCTGTTGGTTGTCGATCCAGCAAAGCGCATCCCGCGAGATAAGCGCCTGCGGGCTGTTCAACTGCCGGTCAAAGCTCCGCTTCGGCCTCTGGCTCAAAAGCGGGTAGTGCTCCGAGCACAGATTTTTCATGTCGTAAAACTCGCCGTCTCCAATTTCGAGATTGTGGTTGTAGCCCCCGAAGACCTCCGTCGTGACGGTGCTCTTCTCTGCGTCCGTCAATGCTGGCATCAGCATCGGCCCCACCCCTTTCATTCATGTATTCACCGTTATGCACCTATCCCCCGGTCTTTCCACCGGGAATTTTTGTGCCTTCTCGCATATTCATTCGCATTTCTGTGCATATTTTTCATTGTTTTTTCATCTGGTTCAGCGGATCAGCCCAAATCGGCTGTGCCGGAGCCGTCTGCATCGGGCGAATCGGCCTGCTCATGCAGAAGTACCGCCATTCGTCTGCCACATGATCCTCCATGCTCGTGTCGAGATCTTCAACCTTGTGCTCGTCGTATACCAAAATCGGGATCGTGCGGATAAACGCCTCGCAGTTGCGGAAAACATACATCCGCGGGTATCCGTTCTCGTCGAATTGCAGCCGGTAGTGGCATTGCATCCATCCCGCGATGCGCTCGTTGTCGCCCTTGGTGAAATACACGCCGTACCGTGCCGCTGTCTGCTCGATGCTCTCGCCGCGGCTCGCGTCCCAGATTGCCGGGTCTGCAATGCCTGTGATGTCCTTTCCCTTGAGCCATGGGTGCTGCCGCTCGATCTTCGCGATCTCCGCAAACTGTTTGTCAGGTGTCCACTTCACGCCCTCGTTCGGTGTCTGCGTGCAGCCGTACAGCTCCAAAATGCGGTAGATCACGCCGTCGTAGTCCACCGCCCACCATGCGCAGGAGAATGGTTTCCCATAGCCGAAGTCGTAGCTCCGGCAGATCGTCCACCCGCTCGGAATCTCGAACGGATCGATAACGTGCGTTCCCTGCCGCGTCTGGTATCCGTCCGGGTTGTTGACGAAATCCTCGAAGAACTGTCCCTCATAAACGTCCCAACGCCCATCAAGCCACGCAGCCCGCAGCTTCGGCGGCAGATTCTCCAAACTTCTGATGTAGTCCGGCTGCTCCCGCAGTAGCGCCTTGTTGTCCGTGACCTTCGCTTGTATGAAGGAATAATCCTCCGGATACTCGTCCGGATTGAAAATGCGATTGACAAACAGCCGCTTGAAATAGCCGTGGCTCGGCCCGCCCGGATTTAGCGTGTAATATGTCCGCTTCGGAAACCCGTTCGCGCCGCGCACACAGGCATTGATCTTCTTGATCCATTCCTCACGAAGCTGTCCGGCTTCGTCGAGGAATATCACGTCGTACTCTGCGCCCTGATACTGGCCAAGATCCGCGTCGCTTTTGCAATAGCCAAATGCAATGCTGCTACCATTCGGAAAGCGGAATACCTTTTCCGACTGGTTATACTTTGCAAAGCCTTCCAGCTCTGCCCGAAGGATCTCGATGTGGTTATTCAGCAGTTCCTTGTAGGTTCGGCGCACGATGAGAATCTTGATCCCCTTATAGCGATAGGCCAGCATCTTGGCCTTTGCCCGCACGGCCCAGCTCTTCCCGCCGCCGCGTGCTCCGCCGTATGCAATGTGCCGGTGCTTATCCGTCAGGAACTGCCATTGCTTCGGCTGCGCCTTCCCAATGTTCAGCGTCTTCATTCGCTGCCTTCCTCTGCGTCCCGCTCCAACACCAGCCGCACGCCGCCTTCGTCTTTCTTCTCGTCAGTTTCCTTCGCATATCCGAAGCCATAGGCCAATGTGAACTGTGCGCCGCGCTGTGCATCCCGGTCAAAGAGCCGTTCGGCTGCGTATTGTTCCACGCGCAGGCGCGCGCGCGTCACCGTGTCCACAAATTCGCGCTTTGCCTTGTAGTTGAGTAAGCTCTGCCGCGAGGTAAACCCGAGCGCCAGCGCAAGTCCCTGAATGGTCATCGGCCTTCCGCCGACGTATACCGGCTCGCCGTTCTTGTTCAGCACCGGGTTCCCGGCTGCATCCCGCAGCAGCTCCCGCTCGCAGCTTGCAAAATAGGCGTCGATCTTCTCCTGCATTTCCTCTGCCGATGTGAATGTCGGTTTCCGTCCCATCCGGCGTCGCCTCCCTTCGCTTTTAAGCATAAACCATGCTTTTCGGCTTTTCACCCCACGCCAAAAGAGCGCCCGGGCCACTCCCGCGCGCTTCCTCTGTGCCAATATCTTTATGCCTGCCGATCGAAATATCGCAGCTTTGCCGCCGCGACGCTGCACTTCCGGTAATCATAGCTTGCGCAATACCGGCTGATGTACTCTGCCGTGTCGCAGCTCTCCCGGAAGCAGAGCGTGCAGCCGTCTTCGCACTTGATCGTCTTTTTGCCAGCTGCCGCCCAAAATGGGCAGATGTACGCCCTGTGCCAGTAATCGCTCATGCTCCGCCTCCTTCGTCGTAAAACTTTACACATTTACAAGGCTCAATCTAAGCGGCGTTTTGTCCGCTTGCGTTCCTGCTCCTTTTCCGGCACACATACATATTTATAATATTGATATCCGTACTTCGTCGCCCGGCACTCCGCCAGCACATACCCGCGTGGCGCCACCGGCGGCCGCTTCGGGCTGTACTCGCGCACGGCCTCCGTCGGCATCTCCGCCTCCGGCATCCGGCACGTCCGGCTTGCCTTCCAGCGGTGCCCGCCGAACTCCTCCCGCCAGTGGTCAAAGAGATAATTTGCCAGCGCCGTGTAGTCCTGCCCGTGGTCGACGAGCTGCCCGCTCTCATTTTTATAATAGTTGTGCTTGCGCAGCGGCTTCACGTCGATCACGCTGCCGCGTCCCCAGAGCTTCCCGATTTCCTCCTCCGGCACGCCGTCCGAGATCATGTGCAGGTGGAAGCGCCCCGTGTGCTTGCCCTTGCCGTACACCAGATAGATCTTCGCCGCCGGATATTTATATAGTATGCGGCGGTAAAAATTGTCCCGTTCCCGCTTGCACTCCGCAACGGTATGTACTTCGCTGTCCAGATCAAAGGTCAGCGTCGAATAAAGCGAGGCGGGCGAGAAGTTCGCATTGACAAGCCGCGCATTCTTCCGGCGGCTGATTGCTTCTCGGTGCGCAGCCCGGTCTTCTTCGTTTTCAAAGCGCGGCTTTCTCGGCTTCGCCGTCCTGATGTCCGCGCTGTCTCCGATGTTGTATATGATCTGCTCGCAAACCGCGCCGCAAAAGATCCTCTGCTTCACTCTGCGCATCCCCGCTCACCCTTTCACCCTTTTTCTGCCGGTTCAAAGCAGCGCCGGTCGTCCGGCGCTCCGTTCAGCCGTCATTCCTGTCGATCTCCAACTTCTCCCTTGTGTCCCCGCTTCTCGTCGAGCGCCTTTTTTATGTCGTCCATGCACCCCTGACACAAATGTTTCCGTCCTGCATTCAATCGCATCTTCGCAACATTGATATTCGGGTGCTCGGCATCTATCCTGATATATACCTCATACCATACCGTGAGCCACTTCCCGCAGCTATCGCAATATACCTTTGTCACTGCATTATCCCCCTCAAATCGCGCCCAAGATCCCCGGCATCATCCCAATGCTTGATTTCCCGGTCGCGTGGTATCTTCCGATATTTTCATTTCCTCAATTTCTTGCTTAATTTTCTCCCATTCTTGAGCATACCACTTGTCACTCCGTGCGCGCCGTTCTTCCGGCGTTTCC